TAATAAGTATTCTTTTTCACCCAATACTTCTAATGGCTTAAATATAATTTTAACAATTAACTATGAATATATCTAATTACTATTGGTACTTTCAATCTGCAATACCGCCACGAATATGTGATCTTATTGTTAAGTATGGTAAAGCAGAAAAAGAAAGAGAGATTATGGCCATTACAGGTGGCTTTGGTAGAGACAGAGATTTAAGTAAAAATCCTCTTAACAAAGAAGAAGTAAAAGATTTACAAAAGAAAAGAGATTCTAATATTATATGGATGAATGATCTTTGGATATACAAAGAAATACAACCTTATATACATCAAGCAAATCAAAATGCAGGTTGGAATTTTGATTGGGATCGTTCTGAATCTTGTCAGTTTACTATTTATAAAAAAGGCCAATACTATGATTGGCACTGTGA